ACGCTCAAAGATCTTACGAGTTGTATTAGATACATATTCAAATTTAGTATAGCCCGCTTGGAGTGTACCAAGAATAGCTGCAGCACGACATGCTTTGAAAAACTCTTCTTTGCTTGTACATTTACCGCCATTGATTTCTGTGAGGTTACAACCTTGCCAGCCGGACTTACCATTAAGCTGTGGGTACATGCCAATCTCAACACATGGGTTTGTAGTAAAGTCTTTGTCCTCAACGAAATAAAAACCTGGTTCGCCAAACTCTTTGATTGATGTCATGAGATTAGAGAACTCTTCCTTTGTAACTTCATTACGAACAATCACGGCTGAGTTATTTGAACGACCACGTTGTGGATTATCAATGAACCAGTTACCAGTTTTTGCTTTCATCATTTCTGTATCGTCTGGTGAAAACAAACAAATTGTTGCTGAACGACGAACACCACCAGATAACACTGCATCAGCAGCATGCATAGCAATATCATATACTTCAATTGGTTTCAATGTGTTACGACCAGATAGAACAATGCCTTGTAACATATGTTCAATCTTATCTAATGTACGACGTAATGGTTCTGGTCCTGGAGCTTTAAAGCCACCAGAAATCATAGCACCTCTTGGACGAATCGCTGATAGGTCAAAATAAATCTTACGGCCTTCGAATTCTGGATGAGTGCCACCACCAACAAAATAAGAAGACATTAGAACTGAAAGAGAATCTGCCCAACCTTCGATTGAATCTTCTACGTTAAAACCTTTTGCTTGCTTCTTACGTTCTTGTAACTTAGGCATATTTTCAACGTGATGATTTTGTACGGAAAATCCAGCACCTGCACCACAAAGCAAAATATAAAATAGCTCACCAAAAAATGCTGCGCGGTCTGCATATGTAGAGGTACAGTTGTACATCTTCATAGGTTTCTTCAACAGTTGCTCACCACCAAACTGAAGAGCACGTTGTGCACCAAGAGCATACTTTAATTTGTAAAGGGATTCAGCTTCATCAATTAGCTGTGATAGATCAGGAGACATTTTCTTTTTATAATATGTACGATGCATACCCATAACACGAGTAACTGCTTCTTCCCATGTTTCATAACGCTCGTTGTCTTCGTCCCACCTACTATAACCTTCATAAAATTTAGTATCAGACATCATTGCACGTGTATTTCTGTCTGGATTGTTTGGGATGAGTTTGAGCATATTTTGATTCTCCTAGAAAACAGCATAAAAAGATACAACACGCTGAGACAGCATGCTATATATTGTTAGTCATATTGATTTGGTAGTATTATATATTAGTTTTCAGATTTGTAACACCCCTAAAGTGAAAAAAAATAAAAAAAATAAATTATTATTTTAGGGGTTTACTTTCTGAAAAAACTGTATATAATTTAAAGGTATCCTTTAAGGTGGATGGAGTATCACTCAGGTTTCATCGCACCGTCAAGAGCATCTTCTGCTTGCTTATAGTAATTTTCATAAGCTAAGATAATAGCTTGTTGTTGCTGAACCATTGCTCGAATATCACTAAAATTCAGACCAAGATTCTCGTAACCTTCGCCGTTGATACCAAATATAGCAATAGGTTGACCAGTGCCACGAAGCTCTGTGAGTTTTTGTTCTAAATTTTCTTCTGTGATAATAACCCAATCTACTGGACGCATATTGAGTTCATCTACTGGAGGTAGAGTGAGTTGTGGTTTTTCTACCGGTTTAGCACTAACCGTTATTTCCCGCGGCATCTGCGGTTTTAGACTGCACCCCATCAGGGTTAGGACCAGGCCAAAGCCAAGGGCACTCTTTATTAAATTGTTTCGCGTCAGTTGCATTTATTTCATCCTCTGTTAATTCCGCTCCAGACAATATTTCAAAGCACCGGCCGGCGTTTACAGTTCCTCTGTTAATCGCTCGTTCAATGCTATCAGTTTTCTCAACTGCTAATAGGCCTAAGTCCATATCAGCGAGTTTACTTGATAACCTACTGTTCTGTTTACGAATATCCGCATATGCTTTATTTATTTTATTATTTTCTTCCATTGCAGCAGCATAACTTTCTTTTAAAGAAGTCAAAGCTTCTTCGTTCGTTGCTACTGCTATTTCAAGTTTGGCATTATTGCCAGCTAAAACACGAATCGTTTCTTGAGTCGTTATATAATATGTATACGCGCTGTAACCAGCAACGCTCAAGGATCCGATTATGAATAGCATTAGATATAATCTAAGCATCTTTCTGATCTTCCATATGTTTTCTAAATCGTTTTAAAAGGACTGGATGTTTGTCTTTCCTTCTACGGCGATCCGTCACTTGAATAGTTTTAAATCTAGCCGTTGGAGGTAATGCAACCGAGGCGTTACCGATTGATGTCGCTGGAGATTCTTCTTCTACTTTTTTCATTAGATTAACTCATCAACTGTTACGTATACTTTTTGGTTTGTTTTTATATGAATCGCTTCATATATATGCATTCCAAATACATCACCAACCGGATGAGCATCTTCACCAACACGAACACCGTCGTTTGGCTTTACATATTCATCCAATGTTTTGCACAATAGTTTTTCATATCTCACTTTATAAGTTCCTGGAGATAGCCTGCCATCTTCAAGAATAAACCACTGTGATGATTCCATCATAATATCACTTGTGTCTAGACCCAGGTCTTTTAGACCCTGTTCTAGTTTTGCATCTTTTATATTATAATGGTCTTTCAGCAAGTAAAGAGCCGAGGCATAGGATCCGACCTTGCCTGCTGGTATTAATTTTTTGATATTGAAAACGAGTCTATGGAAAGGTGTATAGGCATCTCTTTCTTCTGCTGAGTCAGGTCGCTTTTGCTTCTTACCTTTTTCATCAATAAGCCCGAGCTCAAATGCCTTAGTGTCCTTAAAACTTGTAACAAGCAACTTAAGGAATCTAAAGGTGTAAACTAAATCACCAGCTCTTTTAATAATGCCCATTAAATTTTCCTCATCAGCTAAGTTTTCTTTTTAGCCACAGCACCACAGCATATACAACTATTGCATAAACCGTGGCTATTCCAATATCAACCAGGTGTTCGCGCATATGATATATGAATTGAATTCCTGCTTCTGCATCACTCATTAAATTTTCCTTAGTGCATCTACTACAGTCTGATCCATAGTGATATTTGTGTACTGATCATTTCGAATATAATTTAAAAATATTAAAAAAGGTTTTACAATTCGCCAGTGTTTATCGCTAAGTCTTAAGTCTAAAATATTCAAAGCGGCCTCAATACCAAATACGTTAAAGACAACAATCAAATGATTTAAAATCAAACGTTCTGGCAATGTACCTGTTTCAATATAACGATTACATAATCTTTTTATATATTTGAATCTATTTAAATCCTCTGTAAATTCTTCTGCGTCGATATACTTTGGGTTGTAGTAATTCTTTGCAGCATATATAAACAGATTGTCGTCTGATAATTCAATTTTCATTTTCAATACCTAATTAGACTATTCAAGTCTATTTAGGCGTTCTTAAAAGCTTCTAAGTCTTCTAACATTCCAGCTTTTGTTTTACGACGATCTAACTCGATTCCTACAGTTCTACCGTATTCTTCAAGTTCACGTTTGTTCATCTTACAAGTACAAGGATCACAATTACAATCTTCGCAATCACAACCTTCGTCATTTACATACATCTCTAACTTATCATCAGACATTACGTGTGATACAGGTTCAGGCGTCGACGGAGGTGGAGCAGCTGCGCTGCCATCTCCAAAAAAATCTGCAATGAATGATTCTGGAATCTTTTGAGATTTTAACAATTCACCCGTTCTTGGGTCGATCCATCCTCTTACAGTGGGATGTGAGCCTTTAGGTCCTCTTATAGCCATGATTATATTATCCTTTATGCTTCGGTTGATTTAATTGGTTTCTTGTCTCCGCTCTTATTGTCGTTCGTACGACCAGGTCCTACCTTTACGGCTGCTGCTGCATTTTTTATTGTATATGCTGCTGCTTTAGCACCGTCAATACCAGAGTCATTTCCGCCAAGACCACCATGTTTTGCAACAAAATCTTTTTCTCCTTGAGACGCTTTTGAATCGATAGCTTCAGGATCTGTTGCCCCTTTTACATGGTCCTCACGACTTCCTGCTTTTTCCATGATGCGGTCAAATATTGGTCGTCTTGATTCTTGCTTTTCTGACATTTCAGTATCTTTACTATTGTCTTTTATTTCAGGCTTAGTGTTTACAACTTCTTTATCTTTTTTCGTTGATTTAGAAATTGCTTTCCTGCGCTTGTGTAAAAACTTATCACTCGCATCAACGTCTCCATCGTTATCGATGTCTTTGTCTTTGCGGTCTGAGTGTTTACCTTTTAATTCTTTTTTATCGACAGGATCCATTGCTTCCTTAGTAACAGAATCTTTTATATCTTTTTCCAAAGATTTTGCCTGACCGCTATGTGCCTTTACAGCTCCTTTTAGCGCTTTAACAACTTTCATAACACTTGATTC